AGAGCTGGCATGCTTGCTAATTGTTTATCTATTAATGCTAGTAACTGCGTTTTCTGTTCCGGAGTTAGTTTACTAACATCAGGTAGTTTAGATACAGTTGTATTTGGTTGCTGTTGTTGGTCCTGAGCTTGTTGAACACCTTGTGCTACTGCACCTTGGCCTGCTGAGCCGGCTGTAGGTTCTGCACTAGCGGGTTGTTGTATAGTCTTCTGAGGTGCTTGTTGTTGCGCTACTTGTGCACCTGGACCAGCACTAGCTGTTGCTGGTTCCGCGGCAGCTGGAGTTTCAGCTCTGTTAGTCGACATAACATCTGACATTGGCTTGTTAGCATCTACACCTGCTGAACCTGTGCTAGCCGCTGCGGCTACACTTACTGGAATGCTGTTAGCTTGGAATACAGTCTTGATCACTTCAGGATTTACACCTTGATCTTGTAATAGTTTTTCAATCTCTGCACTGTCTGTTGGCGATCCTGCAGCTTGCCATGCTTTGGTTAATGCGTCACTTGTCACTTTTGCTGTCATACTACGACCAACTTTGGCGGCACCTTGTGCTACGGCGCCCACTGCCTTGCCTGCTACGTTCTTAATACCTTGTAGACCTTTACCTGCACCTGATTTAATATCATCCCAGATGCCTTCTTCCAATCGGCCTTCTGTGATCATGCGATTGTTTAGTCGTGCCACACGTTCAAACAATGCTAGAACTTGTTTGTGACTAAGGTCACGGCTTTCTGCTTGTGCTGGTTGTGATGGAGTTGCTTCACTGCTATCTGTAGCAGGTTTTCCTTGCTTATCCATAGCAGTAGCACCTGTGGCTGCACCCTGTGCCGCTGCCGATAATCCTTGAAGTATTGTTTGTAAATTATTATAGCTTTTATCCCACTGTCCACCTGTGGCTTTTAACGTAGCATCAGTGACTTGTTTGGCATAGACTATAGATTGATCGAATAAAGCAGAAGCTTGGTCATATTGTTTATTTTGCCATAATTCTGTAGCCTTGGTAAACATGTCATTAAATTTAGTAACTTGTGAATTAGTCCCAATGATCTTACCTGTCGCACTAATATCACGAGCACCAGGAATTCCCACGCTTTGTTCAAAATAAGACCTTGACCCTTGTAGTGGTACCATATTGAAAGTTTGTGCCATACGTGTAATCATACTGCCAATGGCTTCCATAGACTTGCCAGCTAACCAACCGTAGGCTGCAGCTTTTAGACCTTGTCCGATCGCTGTTGATAATTTTTCACCTTTGATCAATCCTGTAACACCACGTAATATCTGACCAGCGATTAAACCACCAGTAGCACCACCTACAACTGGAAGGGCAGCTAAAGTAGTAAGCACACCTATGATAGCCGCTGTTTTACCTGGGTTTTCTTTTGCCCATGTTCCCAATGCTGTTAGATTTTTATCTAATGCTGGAAATTTTTTGCTGACTGCAGTTTTTAATTGTTCAAACTTTTGATCAAATCCCTGTACTGGTGTAGTATTTTGTAGCCATTTTCCGACCTTATTAACAGCATCATCTACTTGTTTAGCCGCATCAATACCTTTACCTATTAATGTGCGATTGCCTTTAGCTTGATTAACTTGTGTAAACACCTGTTGGATTTGATCAGGCTTTAATGCCACTTCCATCAATGGTTCAAATGTTTTGTAGATACCTTCTACAATTTGACGTTGTTCTTTAGTAAGGTCATGGCATACACTTTCAAGAAGTACAGTGCCTTTAGATTTGTGTTCTTCTATTAATAATTCATTGAAATCTGCTGTTTTCATAGTTATGCCGCCTGTAGCTGTTGTCTTAACTGTAACAACTCTTCTCTATTTAACTTGGTGATATCTGGTAACTCAACTGGTGGTTCTGCCGGCGTTTCTTGGTTAGCCATATAGCCAGCTACTTCCTTCTGTAACCATTGTTGGATCTGTACTGGATTGGTACCAGTTGGTGGTGATGTGGGATTCTGTCCGCCAAAGAATTGTGTTAGCCATGCTGTTGCCTCTTGTGTATTAGCATCTCTATTTTTATTAGTTTTGATGTTTTGATTATAGGCTGCCCACTTTTGTAATACCTGTGTGGTTATATCCTTGACTTGTTTGTTCTGTGCCTGAGCCGCACCTTTGGTTTGCCAACCGGCTTTGAATCCTTGGATCGGGGCAAATTTTTCACCTGATCTAAATGCACCTGCGATTCCTTGTCCTATACCTTTAATACCAGCACCAAGTTGGCCTAATGATGCTTCTTTTACCGTTACCTCATTAATCTTCATTTTGAATTTTCCTAATGCCGCGAGAGAATTTAGCAGGATCTTGGCCTTTGATGGCGTTTAATAAACGATTTTCAAGTTTAGTAGCAGTTTCAATATCATAGTTTTCACGGATATACTTGATTAGGTTAATAGCACCGTTGATGATGTTATTAGCACGTGATTCAAGAAGATTTTCCTTGTCTTTGTGCGTGAGTAATTCGTCAAGCTCTGTAAGTATGCTACGGGTGCGTTTCTGCACAATTTTTACTCCAATTTAAACTATTTATCAAATCCGCAGTTATCATTACAGCAGACTAAACGACCATTTTCGAATGTATCTTTAGTCCAAGATTTTTCAACGTGACTAAACCACTGTATACACTCATCTAAGCTGTATTCTAATGCATTGTTTTTAGAAATTAACGGAGCTATCTGTGCATTAACCGCTTCGTGGTATTCTCCCTTGCTATAGGTTTTGGGATTGAATCCCATATAACAGCAAGGATATACATCGCCAATTGAGCTAATATAAATTGATTTTGCTTTTTTGGTATAACAATCTATATTATTTTTAGGTTTGACGTAAGGTATAATATCTTCTAATAATACCATATCCGTACGTTTTTTATGGAACAATATTTCAAAATTAGTTTCACCTTGATAATTGCCTAAAACGTGTAGTAAATTTCCGTGTTTATCATACACCGGCCCACTATCTCTTCCATGATCTACTAATTCAAAATCTGTAAACCCTAGTTGTTTTGCTAACTTTTTACAGTTGTCAATTTGATGTTGATTATGATCAAATTGAATCATTTTCCATACAGCCATTCCGCCAGCTGATATAAAAATTTTAGCATTTTTTATAATAGTTTTCCAATTGGTATTTTGTCTATACAGATGATGTGTGTCTTCTAATCCATCTAAACAAAATAAAACATTTACTTTTGATTGGGCTAATCGTTGCCAAAAAGATTTATCTCTAGCTGATGCATTGGTGCTAATATCTATGATTAAATCGTTATTCTGTGATCTAAAATATTCAACGATATCCGGTGTTTCGGGATTCATCACAGCATCACCAAAATTGCCATTGATATTTATACGTGTAAGTTGTTTTAAAAAGTCAGGGGTAAAAATATGCTTGGCATTATCTAATGTCAAATTAGCTTCAATATAACCATCGTTATAAGGGTATCCACGGAAATTACGGGGACATAACGGACAACGAGCATTACACAGGGATGAGATTTCTAGATGAACTTCTCTAATCTGATCATAGGGTATCATCCTGAGGTATTTTTAAGCCCAGCTAACATGCTCTTAAGTTTGCTACTGTCTACACCTGCTTGGATTTTAGATTCTTCACTTGGTGCCACTGTTGAACCTGTTTTGATCTGACTCAGGATATTGGTTGCACCAACTCCACGTAGGCCACTTTCCTGTGCTTCTTCACCTGGATCAGTGATACGCAGTGTTTCTAAATCAAATTCTAGATCTACTTTCATACCTACGCCGCTTGAACTACGGGTTTTCATAAGCTGAAGTTGATAGCGACCACGTTCACGCATGGCTCTGGAAGTAAAGATACCAAACACGTTATCTGCTGTGTTGATCTTACTTAATCCACCTGCGATATGACTGTGGTCAAATTCAATTTCTTCTACTGCTCCACGATTAAGTTGTGACGCTGTGATCATCAAGATATTAAGTTCACGTGCTAGATTACGTAACTCTTCAGATACATACTTGTCTTTGACAAACAAGTCATTTGGCGATACTTTAGCACTTACAGGCATGACCAAATCTAAATAGTCTACCATGATAAAGTCTACTCGTAATCCAGTTTGTACTTGTAGTTCTTTTAAGTAACTACGGATTTGATTCACATTACTCTGTGCCGGCATGTATTTGATACGCAGTGCTCCAGACTTTTTACCTACCATTTTAACTTTCATCTCAACAGTGTCGAGATCCTTGAACACTTCTTTAGTGCTACAGTTGGCTACCATACTGTCCATACGCATGGCACACAGGCCTTCACTGAGTTCTAAGGTTAAGAACACACCGTTAAGTCCTTGCGTACACCAATTGATGGCGATGTTCTGCATGAACAGAGATTTACCACTACCAGATCCGCCTGCAAAGATATTAAGTTCACCGCGGTTCATGCCACCAAACAATCGCTTGTCTAAGGTCGGCCAGCCAGTGCTGACTTGCCCGTTGTTACTTTTAATCGCTAATAATCTAGCACGTGGATCTAAGAAATAATCTGTGCCCATATCTTTGGTTAACGATATTTGAACTGCATCTTTGATCAGTTTTTCTACAGGATCATAATCTCCCTTTTCCAGCAAATCTGCTGATTTAAGGATCGCACGTTCAAGTTCATTCCTACGTGTAAAGCCTTCAAACTCTGCCATAAACCAACTGTAGTGATCTTCTGTTAGGTCTGGTACACGCTTAAGATCGACACCTGTAACTGCCTTGACCTGTTCATGTGTGGGCATGGCTTTATGATCATCTGTGTGTGATTTGATAAACTTAGCCACTTCACGCAGGCTACGATCAAAGTTTTCTGCATTATAGATGTTCTGCACACGCACATAACTCTGTGCGTCTTCTAGCATCATTTCTAAAAATAGTTTCTGTAGTTCTGGGGAGTATTCTTTTGTCATAGTTTAGGGCAATTAAAAGTACAATAATTTAGTTTAGCATCTTCTAGTGTAGAATAAAAGTCTTTAAGGTGATCTAAGACTTTAGTAATAGTAGTCTTACTTATGTCATACAAATCTTGATTCTTAAAGAATTCGGTTTTATAATACCAACGATGTTCTGCTACAAAACAACAGGGAGTATAAAATCCATCAGCTGAGATGTAATGTTGTGTGTGATCTATTTTACACAAAGGATTTATTTCAGATATATCATTATTTTTCCAATGTATTTTAGCTTGGTTAATTGGATCTAAATTTTGTGCTGGTTTAAATTGATCATCTATGTCCCAACGTTCACTAGGTCTGATTAAAAATTTATCGAATCCCAATTCTTGTGATAGTATCTTAGCGGCATCAATATCAAATTCATTAAATGAAAATGGAATATATTGCCAAATTAACTTGGCAGAACTATTTTTAAGTACATTTATACCCGTTTCAATTGACGTCCAATCAGCATTAATCCTATATTGAGTAAATGTAGAAGGTAATCCATCTATGCCAAATACCACACTATCACGATCATCTATTAAATAAGCTAATTCATTCCACCAGTTAACAGATTTATAACTGCCATTGGTTGCTAAAGATATGCGTGATCCTTGATCTTTAAAATATTTAATCATATCAAATAATCGATCATAATATATCGCATCACCATAATTTCCGCAAAGATTTATAACTTTGCCTGTGAGATCTATATCTAAAAATGATTTTAAATGATCTAGATTTAAATTTTTATTAGCCCATTTCTTTGGAAATTGTTCGATAAATTCTGTGCGACTACATCGTGGACATTTAAGAGTACACATGTTAGTAGGCTCAATATGGAATCCTTGTAATTCTTTAAGCATATAACTTTTTCTTCATTAGTTCAATCTTGAGTTTACTCGAGTGCTTGCTGTCTAAGATAGTTTTCAGCACAAACAACTTGCCATATTTTACCACTGCTTCATTAACGTCTTTACAGGTTTCTAACCACACGGGGTAACTCACCGACCATCCATATTCAATGGCATTGTTGATCATTTTCGCACCAGCACGATCTCGATCTGCTACTACTATGACTTCTCTGCCCAATGACTCTATAATGTCTGCTTGTGTTTCATTGCATTCATTGTTCAATACCGCTACACCATCTATGCTCATAGCATCAAATGGTCCTTCACAGACAATGACAAACTTGCTGTCTGCTAGTTGATTATTAATATTGAATACAAAGTTTGGTTCATAGTTACTATGGTATTTTGGTTTGACGTTTTCTTCAATGGCTCTAGCAGTGTAACCAATGGTCTGACCTTGCCAGATGAACGGAATGATTATTCTCTTGTGTAGATTATATTGCGCTTGGCGAGTTGCGTAAAACTGATATTTGGCTATGTCAATTTTGCGTGCCACGCAATATTCCAATGCTGGATGGACATAATCCATTGCAACCAAATTCTCTGCATCATCTGGTAGGTCACGAACTTTGAAATCAATCTTTTCTTCTTCGGCTTCTGCTTTGACTTCTTCTGGTGCAACCAATTCTCTGACGCGGATAGCTTCGATAACCAATCGTTTGATGTCAATGTCATCAGCACCTAACCATTTTAATAGCTTACGGAATTTGAATGTCAAGTGACGACCAGGTTGATAGCTGGCTTTGAAGTTACAGTTGAAGCAATGGAAAGACACGCTACCATCTGGATTGGCTGTTAGTCCACCACGACCACGGGTATCTGCACTTTCACCATTATGTGGGCAACAGGGTGCGTTAAAACTTGTCCAACCACTAGGAGTAGTCTTCTTCTTCGCGGGTAAGATTGATCGTATAAAGTCGCTTATGATATTCAGCATATACTATATTATACACTAAACTTTTGGTTAGAACAAGTGTTTTTGACTAGAATGGTACCGTAGCACTCTGCGTTACTGTGCCGTTGTTGGTAACAGTTTGTGTGCCTGAGGTATCTAGGGTCACATTAGCGCCTAACATTAAGTATTTGGTGTTGGCTAGGCTAGTCAATGGATCAGTAGGTGCTGTGACTGTGCTACTGGTACTGTTATAAACTGCTGTGCCTACTGTGGCTCTAAGGTTGGTAATGAATCCGGCCCAATAGCCGCCATAGAATCTGCCTATCCAGTTACAGACACCCGTGTAATCAAGATTGTTGACCTGTGTACC